TGAAGCAAAAGCCAAGGCAGAAGCTGAAGCAAAAGTCAAGGCAGAAGCTGAAGCAAAAGCCAAGGCAGAAGCTGAAGCCAAGGCAGAAGCTGAAGCAAAAGCCAAGGCAGAAGCTGAAGCCAAGGCTGAAGCCAAGGCAGAAGCTGAAGCTGAAGCCAAGGCAGAAGCTGAAGCTAAAACAGCGAAAGCGAAGAAAGCAAAAGGTGCCAAAGAAACACCAAAAGAAACAGTAGAACATGTATTGTTGGATGAAGAAACTGTAAAAGAAATCAAATCAGAAATCCGTCAGGTTGTTCGTGATGCAGTCCGCGATAGTTTCAAGGAAGCAATCGCCGACCTTGCAAATGCATTCAAGTAATCGAAAGGCCGAAAGGCCTTTTGGTTTGTTTTAGAAAGGTAAACCGATTGACAAATTATGGAATTTTTGATACAAAAGTAAAGAAGCTTAAAAATGGATACACATCAAAGGTGCCAGAAGAACTACAGGTTCTTATCGAACCATATGCACAGTTGACACTGGCAAAGATCCCCATGTATGTTGCGGAACTAATGAAACATGAACCGGCATCTGATTTGGAATCCACGGAACATGACACCTATTGGAATGGGCCAAATATGTTCATTACACCTATTGATGAATCCTGATAAGCGTTAATAATAAGGAGGTATTGCCTACATGCAATACAATGAAGAACAGCAAGCACTAATTGATGCGCCGATTGATGAAATTGTGATTGGGGCATCGGCAGCAGGGTCCGGTAAATCGACCACACTTGTTGGTCGTGCTAGAAAGATCCTCAAAAGCTATCCTTCAGGAAATGTTATGCTCATTTCATTCACTCGAAATGCAGCAGATGAATTACGTGATAAACTGTCTGAAACTTTGACCGATGATGAAATGAAACGGGTTATTACTGGTACCTATCACTCCATCATGAGTCGATTCATTCGTGCCAAAGCCATCGAAGTTGGGTTAAATCCAAACTTTTCAATCGTTGACGAATCATCAACCAAGGTACTTTATCGACGATTGCTCGAAAATGCCCACGAATATACCGAATTGTTTCGTAAATGGATGTTAAAACCGACAGATTATCAAGATGGCAAATCACTTGGTAAAACGGAATACGGTCGAATTGCGGGAACACTCAGTTCATTGGTCAATAATGCACACCCAACCAACCTCTTGACAGGTAAATTTGATAAGGATGTGTATGCACGTCTGCGAAATCAGGATTTTAACTTTGCTCGATTGAACAAAGTCGAAGCGCGCGAAGTGGTTGAAGCCCTTTATAACATTTTTAAGGAGTCAATTGAACACTCACGTGAAACCAATGTCATCACCTATGATATGATTTTGTTTGTGAGTTACTTGATGGCACAAAATGGTTTGCTCGACTCGTTCAAACAAACCATTATTCATACCATTGTTGATGAATTTCAGGACTCGAATTATCTTCAGGACGCGTGGGTTCAAGCCATTGCAGGAACAAGACTCACCCTCATAGGAGATGTTGACCAATCTATCTATTCCTTCCGTGGCGGACGGCCTGAAATTATGGATGAGTATACGAAAGTATACAAAGTGTATAACTTGTCAACCAACTATCGAAGTTTGCAAGAAATTTTGGATATCGGTAACCGAGTGATTGCCATTAACACCGAAGGGCAATCAAGTCGAAAACCAATGAAGGCTCATCGAACACCTGAGGGTCTGAAAGCCATCAAATGGTATGAAACAGCCGATGATAGTCAAGAAGCAGAGCACGTACTCAATACCATCAAAGCATTGCATGAGCAGGGCGGAGTTGCCTATGAAGACATGGCTATTCTCATTCGTTCACGCGCCGCATTGCCCATCCTAAAACAAAAGTTATCCGCAGCACAACTTCCAATCAATGATACAACGAAATTTGCCGACTTTATGAAATCTGAAGTCATGGTTGATATGATGAACTTCTTGAAAATCATGACAAATCCAAAGGATATTTACGCCTTTATGGCAACCTTGGACCGGCCAAAACGAGGAATTGGTGCTGTTGCACTCAAAAAACTCGAAGGAAATGCGGCAAAACACGAACAATCATTGGTTGAATATATCCTGTCAGACAATATTGATGAGTTGACGCCAGCCTTGAAGAAAAAAGTTCAAGCTTATAGTACCGTGTACAATGAACTTATTCAACACAATAAGGACATGAATCTTCAACAAGCGGTCGAGTTCCTCTTGGAACGCACGGGATATCTGACCTGGATCGATGGGTTGAAAGATAAGCAGCGATATTTAGGGCATGTTGAAATGTTACATCAAGTAGTAAACGAATACATGACCAAATATGACGAGGAACAAGGCGACCAAGAATATACCTTATTTAATATCGCCACCGACTTCACATTTGATATGGCGTCAAGCGTCAAAGAAGAACACCCCGAAGGGGTCACCATTGCAACCATTCATGGAGCCAAAGGTTTAGAATGGAAGGTTGTATTTGTTGTCGGTGTGGAAGACGGTGTATTTCCAATGCGCAATAACCCTGAAGAATTGCAAGATGAACGTCGCTTAATGTACGTAGCAACCACACGTGCAAAGGACATCCTGCTATACTACACGACAAATCGACGGGTAGCCGTACAACGGCCTGAACTAGAACCGTCTGAGTTGATGTTAGAAACGGGGTTATCACCAACATGCGTATGAATGCAACAACCAGTTTTATCCTAACAATGAGCATAGGTCTTTTAGGCCTTGCTTTTTTTTACGAAAAACCACTGGCTTATACATTACACAACATGCAACCCGTGGCGGTAATGAAAAAGCGAACATTTCATGAAACGCCAGTCGTAAAAATTACGGCAAATTATGATGATGTTGTAGGTTTTGGTAGTGGTGTATATATTGCACCGAATAAAATTTTAACAGCAGCTCATGTGGTGCATGACCAAGAACATCACAAAGACCCGGAAACCATAACAGTCGATGATGGACATCTCCATATCGTATCGGTAAAAAATGTGACCCGTTATAAAAACAAATATGACGGAGGCGGTTATGATGACTTAGCCATTATCACTATGGATACAAAGCATGTCTATTATCCTCTTGCCAAAACGGTCCAAGCAACTCAGCTGACGGTTTTAGGATATCCATCGGTTGACGGAAAAATGAAACAAGGATATGAAACAACAGGAACCATTGTAACGGATGAACACAACCATTTGTGGGTGACGGACAATTATGTCGAATCAGGAGGTAGTGGATCTGGCGTTTTAAATGAACGCGGGGAGGTTGTCGGTATACAAGTGTCGAAACTGTATCGAACCGATTTGCTCAAAAATCGAAAAGAATTTTCAGGATCGGTAAAATTTACGGATGATGAATTAAAATGGATTAATGAGCACATTCAGTAAAATCCGAACGTTGGCATCTTTATTATACCGGCTAAGTTTGTGAATTGGACGAATTTGGATTGAAATTTGGATTTTTTGTAAGCGTTCTCAAATCCCGGTATGAAGGGATTTTGTATTGTTTGAACATCAAAGCATCGATTTCACAAAAAAAATTTTTTCTGACCACTTATCAAAATTTTTCTAACTTTTTTTCAAAAATCAAGGGGTTAGTAGAGAAAGTCAGTCATACCAGCGCTTGTAAGCGCTAACATTTAATCCAAATTGGAATCCAATTTTCTCCAAATCTCTCCAAATGACCCAAAAACGGCCGAATTTTACGAATTAAATCGGATTTTTCACCCATTTTGGCCCATTGTTCGGGACATCCCGAACGTTTGACCAATTCAACCCTCAAAAAGGGCTTATTTCGAGCAGAATGTTCGGAAATAGCAGAACAAGATATAATAGCACAATAGTTACAAACTATGATATAATGATAGTAGAGACCCTAATTAGAAAGGAACACATCGTGATTACATTAGAAAACTTTGGTCACAAAAAATTGAACGGACTACAGCATAAAGGGATCGTTACAATTGACGGAGTTGACCAATTCGTTAAATTAGACGAACTAAACCCAGCCATTTCAGGTGAATGGGAAAACAAGTTTGATTATAAGTACTCTTCTGTATCAGAAAGTATTGCAGCCTGTGTGACTCGCAATTTAGTAAGCACACAACGACATGCCGATTATACATTTGAAGTATTTGAACATAAAGGTCAACCAGTCAGTGGGACACGTTCAGACGTATTCCTAAAGGACAATGAAGTAGAGCGAGTTCTTTCTATCGGGAGTAACGGTGCTATTGAATCAAATGTCGCTATTAGTATCGAAGAATACGCTGAAACAGTAGTGGATAAACCGCAAAAGGAACGACTGGATGCATTGGTTCGATTGTTATCAAATAACAAAGTACCCGAAGACACTGCCCGACAATTTTTATTGGAACAGGCGTCAGTTGACGTTTTGTTAGGAAACATGGATCGATTAAATAATCCATCCAACTTTATCGTCGCCTATGATGTCACAACAGATACTGCCACACCAGTCAACATGGACTACGGAAGATGTTTACAAATTCCAGACTGGTCAGACACGTTTGAAGCGAATTATGATACGTCAAATGCTGAATATGTTGATGAGGATCGCCAAGATTTCGCCGATAACGTATTGCGGGCAAATGATGCTATCATCAATGGATACAACTTGGATACAAGCCTTGATGTCTTACGTGAATTCGGGGCGGAACCCTTACGTGTGAATGTATCCGCAGCGATGAATGATATTGAAAACCTTCAAGAACAATTCCGTGGACTGCCGTTTGAGAAGTTTGCATATATGAAATGTGAAACGACAAAAGAAGTGTTAAAAATTGCACAAGAGAAGGGAATGGTGATTGACACTGCTACCGAACTAACAAACGATGACCTGAAAATTGAAACAGAAACGGAAGAGCGTATGACAATCAAATTTGATGAAAACAATATGACATTTCTCATTTCAGGTGAACCCATTATGAGTTTCACCATCAAAGATGAAAAAATGAGTCATGTCGAAGTGTATAATGAATTTGCTGCTGAAATCGTACTCCCTGAGGAAAAACGAAACTACTCAGGTCTTGAACGCCAGTTGCAACATTATATGGACACAAAAGATGACCTACCTCATATGATTGAAACAATCAAGAAGGATGGATTTACAACACCGATCCATTACAACTTAGATTTGGAAATCGAACAGGCAATGGCTCAATAGGAAGGAGGACAATGAATGGAGCAAGAACAATTCAACGCACTGAAAGAAAAAATCAAAGGTAATTTGCGCACATACGCATCACAACACAAAGTGAAGCGAGTGCCCGTATTTGAAAAAAATCAAATTATCAAATTCACCAAAACACGCCGATATCGACTGGATGTGCGGACACCTGACGGCGGATTGCGTATTGACTGCAACTATACTGCACCAGGTATGCGTGTAAAGGAACTCGAGCCAAACGGACATTACCGCATCGCCATTGCAGGCGAGGTCTTTACGTTTGAAAATGCAGAGTTGATGAAGTTATGGTTGATTCGTCGAGCGGATACAGCTTTGTATTGTAACGCTGATTTTGCAGCCGTATTGTACGAGGTCTTTACTCGGGTTGAGAAAGGACGCGGCTAATGGTCAAGAAACAGCTATTTTGGGATATTGAGTCCTACGATAACTTCTTCTGCGTTGGCTTATATGATGAAAATAATGAACTTGAAATGCATTACTTGGTAGAGCGTGCTGAAGATGCCTTAGCTGTTAAAAAAGCGTGTGAGGACTCAGGGTTGAAACACAAGTTGTTTAACATTGCTCATGACGCTTCACGGCTATTGTGGCATTTCAAGCGACACATTCCGAGTATGGGTAGCAATTCCTTATTGTCCCAGTTTCTAGGGACGAAAGAGGAAGAGGTAAAACCCAAAGAAGGCTGGTATTACTCATATAATGGTTTGTCCTATGATATTCAAATGATGAACTATTTTGAGCGAACGGTAGTCGCTGGACGAACACAAACAACACCAGCTAAACTGCGACAGTTTTCAGATAGTTTGATTGATAATACAGCACACCGCATTCCCACCTTACCCTATGAACAATACGCTAATCAAGTCGACGGGGGATACCTGAACGAGACCATGGTCGATCGTGGACGTATCATGATTGGTTTGAAGACCTTGGTCGGCATGCTGGGCGGGTCTATTATCGAAAGCGAATCGAATAAATCAGGACATTCGGACAATATTTATTCCGATACACTCTATAATATCAACGATATTACAGAGTTTCGAGATGTCGTTTATAAAGGAACAAAACTTGAAATCACTGAAAAAATTCGTCGTGCCTTGCTAGAACGATATGGTGATCGATTGGATCGAAATGGTGTGACCGTGAATTCCTCATCGGCAAAGTTTGTAGAAAACATTATTGCTCCAGATAAACCGATTGAAGATTATCCAACCTGCCACTTCATGTATCCGGCACCACATATTGCTAAAGAGCGTGGTATTGAACAATTTGACATCCTTGAATACGCAAAAGAATGGTATATCAAAAATGTCTATCAAGTGGTTCTGAAGAACAACCCAAAAGCCGCCAAAGCTCATTTGGCCAAGTTTATGTCCATCTATAACTTCTATGATGCATTTAGAGGTAAAAACTGGAACACATCAACAAACCACTTTTTACAATATGGTATTGCGCCCCATGAAAAAGCAGAGCGTCGTGAGTTGCTGGATACTTTTGGTACCTACTTGCCGTTAATTGACGCGAATGGTGTCGATTCATATACGCACGTGAACTTCTCATCAGGAGGTATCCATGGTGCTGAAATCTTTATCGAGCAATTAATGCGTGATAGGGCAAAAATTAAGGAGCTAAAAGAGAAGTACAAATATGTCTCACTCATTCCAAAAAAAGAAGTGAGTCAGAAACTGTACAATTTGATCAAAATTCAATCACGGACAGTGGTTGAGGGTTATCCAGCCCACCTTATGCACGAAATTCCATACTTTTTCCATCAGACGGAAGAATGTGATGAAATTATCGACCCGGAAGAATTCACACCGTTTTGTTACGATAAGAAATCTAAGAGTGAGAAACTATTAGAACGGTATCGATATACATCAGCAGGACAAAGCGTCCACCAAGACTTCGCCGGCTATTATCCCATGCTTTTGATCAACATGGGGGTCTTCTATGACGGTCACGGTAAGGATATTTATCGTGAAATTTATGAGCATCGCATTGCCATCAAATCAAAACTGAAAACCATCAAGTTCCAATCCCGTGAATGGATTGAAACAAACATCATGCAAGAAGGGTACAAATTGATTTTGAACTCAGCTTCAGGTGTACTGGACGGTGGATTTGATACGAAAGTGCGTGCAAATAATAAAGCGGTCTCAATGCGGATTATTGGTCAGTTGATGACATGGATCATTGCACAGGCCTTGGCCATTCATGGTGCACGAGTGCCATCATCGAATACGGATGGTATTTATGTGTTTGATATTGATGAAGAATTGAACAAACAAATCGTAGACCGAGAACTGGAGAAGTTGTTAGTACAAATCGACCCAGAGCCATGTTTCTTGATTTCGAAAGACACAAACAACCGTGCCGAAATTGACCAAGAAAAAGGTGAGGTGTTATCGGCTCGTGGTGGTACCTTAACATCACACGGTGGACCCGTGGTTGATAAGCGATTGACCCACCCAGCCCTAGTCGATGCCGTGTTGGTGAAATACCTTCAAAACGATGATATCGTAAATAAACCAATCGACAAAGACCTCATCCGCAAAGCCTTGAAGGAATATAGGGATGAAGTTGACTTGTTTACCTTTATCAAAATGACGGCATGGGTAATGCGACCAACTAGTGGAAGTATTTTCATTGACTCAAATGATGAGGTACATCCAGGCACTATCCGTACGTGGTTGACAAAAGAAGGTGTTCAGTTGAAACGATATGCAACAGCAAAACGTCAACCAAGTATGAACTACGATGAGATGATCGAAACATTACCGGATAATTCACCAGTAGGTGACCCTAGTGTCGTCTCACGACTCGGTAAACTCAAGGTATTGGATAAGTTTGCTGACGCAATTCGTGTTGGTGATTACCGAACCTTGAACGGTTACGGAAAACCTAACGACGAACGGGAAAAGGGATCTGTCTCTATTCTTGGTGAGCAAAAAATATCCAACTTGTCACACACAGCTCATGTCCATATGGATAACACGTCACTATTCAAGAAAACTGAAGATGAACTTCAGGCCATTGAAGAACAACTGGATACAGAAGAATACGTCGACATGATTGCAAACTTTGCAGACGTGTGGCGCAATGAATTACAACCATCTTAATGGTTGTAATTTTTTTGCAAAAAACTATTGACTAGTGTCTCACGCAGGCTCTATCCAAAGACTTTTGGGTTATGTAAATGAAGTTTGGGCGGAGTAAACGAGGCGTACGTCGATAATGACGGTTCCATAACACCTTGTCATTTCAGGTTCAGTTTGATATAATAGAAGTATACTAAAAGAAAGGAGACGCATATCATGAAAATCACATCAAGTTATGCGATGAAGTTGACTGGTGATTTAAAAGCATTAAAAAACTCCATTACAATCTATCGTAATGCCCTCAGCTTTATCATTCCAATTGTGAACACACATTGGGGCAAACTAAAGGACTTCGAGTATATGAAGCAACGTATGACATATGCAGAGAAACTTATTCATTCCACTGATGAAAATCATGCTTGTTACAACTTTGACGAAGAATTTCCGAAATTCCCATCGTATTTACGTAGGGCTGTACTAAATGATGCGATTGGCAACGTCTCTTCTTATCGTAGTAACTTAGCGAATTGGGAAAAGGACCCTAAAGGACAAGCACCACAATTGAGTTTGAATCACTACGCTTATCCGGCTTATTATAAAAATAACCTTTTCCGCAATTTCGACCCGGTCAAACAAACCATTGAACTTAAAGTGTTTAAAAATGGCGATTGGGTCTATGAAACTTACAAACTTAAAACCTCTGATTGCACCTATTACCAAACCTATTTAACCGGTAAGAAACAAAACGTTCCTATCATTCAGAAGAAAGGACGTCGTTTTTATGCTGCCTTTTCTTATGAGGAAAATGTACCTTTGATACCGGAAGAATCCATCAGCAAAATCTGCGCCGTGGATTTGGGTTTAAATACGGACGCTACGTGTACCATTATGGGCCAAGACGGTACGGTTTATGCACGAACATTCATTTCGTTTAGCAAAGAGCACGACCGACTTGACACACAACTCGGGCGTATCAAACGCAATCAAAAACGAGGTTCTCGCCACAATAAAAAGCTTTGGCGGAGTGTGGCTGGAATCAGTCAAGATATTGCCGATAAAACAGTCAAGGCTATCCTTGACTTTGGAAATGAACATGGCGTAGACGTCTTTGTTCTTGAGTATTTAGACTTCAAGGGTAAAAACATTGTCAAACGTGCGCATTTCTGGCGTTATAAACGCATTTATAAGGTGCTAGCACAACGAGCTCATCAATACGGCTTACGAATTGCGCGTGTCAATGCACGATATACCAGCCGATTAGCCTTTGATGGTTCTGGCTGGTCCAAACGTGGACGTGAAATCGCACCAGAAACACCTTATGCTGAGATGCAGTTTCCAACCGGCAAAACTTACAATGCGGATTTAAACGCATCTTATAACATCGGGGCTAGATACTTTATCCGGCACCTATTAAAAACCGTTACGGTGACGCAACGGTTAGCGCTTGAGGCAAAAGTTCCTCAGGTAGCTAAGAGGAGCACCTGCACCTTGTCTGACCTCATTAACCTAAGAAGTGAATTTGTTGCTTTAGCATCAAAAACTCAGGCTTAGGTCGTATGGTAAGAGAAGGAAGTCTGTTGTTGGGACGAAGCTGAAACCGCGGAACCCGACGATAGAAGCACCATCCAAACGAAGCTTGGGTGGTGAGGCTTCACAGTGTCTATCATGCGTGATATACTAGATATCAAAAAAAGTTTTTACAACCTAAAAAATCAACAAAATGACAAATTTTCCTTGACAAGAAGTATCATCCATGATATAATGATGATACCAAAAGGTTGAGGTGTGTGACGAACATCTTGTAAAAATGAGTCGGACTAAGATTATCTACCTAATTTTAAAACACTAATTTAACAAAACAAATAAAGAAAGGCAGTCAGACGCCGCGGGTAGAAGCAACACACATAAAGTGTGGTCTGACGAGGACATCATATGTCAACAACATTTACTTATACTGCACCTGTATCAATCTTCCCAAGCACTAAAATTGATGGTACACCATCACGTCGTTTGGTATTGTCTGTTCAACCAAGTGAATTGGAAAGCGTACCAGCTGATTTGTTTGCCGTGAAGATCAGTCAGTCTAAAAACCCGCAAAAGAGAGGAACTCTACGTTTCAAATACTTCGCATTTAAAGCAAATGACACAGCACAATGGTCTGACCAAGCGTCTACAAACTTTAATGTTGGAACACCAGTAGAAGAAATTAAAGCTGCTGTTGTGGCTGCTATCGGAGCAAACCCAGAAGCAACAGTGCAATTCACAGTAAACATGCCAGGTAAATTCGCAAACATCGAAACATCAGATGGTCGTTATTCATTGTTTGACTTCAATGAAAACCCAGACGGAAACCTCGGCTACTATCTTAAAGGAGGTACGGTTGTAACAGTTACGTTCACTGAGTCTGAACACCAAGGTAACTTGTACTACCGTTTGAAACTTGAAGCACGTGACAAATCACCAGAAGAACTCTTTGTTCGTGGTGGACGTGGTAAAATCTTTGGACAAGAAGATGCTGTAGGTGAAACTGCAGGGGCATCTGTAGAACAAGCAGGCGAAGATACAGCCGCATCAATCTGGTAAGAGGTGATGCATGGCACGCCGTGTCCTCATCTTGACAAGGGATCTCGGAATTTCCGATATCCCTTTGTTGAGATATATGCAAAAAACACCCGAACAGACGGTTTATCGATTGACGAATGACCAAGAACGTTATGAATTCGTTGTCCAACTGACAAATGATATCGGAAATGCAAATGGGTTTAAAGACTACACCACCAATGGTATGACCGGGTTGACACCGTCAACTTATTATGCCAAATTGTGTAAAAATGACCCAGCGATACCATCATTTTACATGGCTACTCTTTCTGAGGGTAAATTTACCAAAATTGAAAGAGTGACATCAAAAGGCTTGACGGATCTAACCCGAGGTCGAATGGAGGAATCACTAGATTGATTACATATATTGAAGAAAATATGAAACAGCTAACTCGAAAATTGAATAAAGGTGATATTAGTGGCTGTATGCGAATCATCAACGAATGTGATATTGCACCTACGTTTCTTCAAACCATATGCACAGACTTACAAGAAGAATGTGTGGAAACGTTAGTCGATGTGGTGACTTATCCGGAGGAGCAACAACAAACCGTTGAGTATTTAACGACACAAATCGCCAGATATGAACAAAAGCTCCAAGAGGAGCAAAAAAAATATCACAGATTTATGTTTCATGAACAGGACCATAGTATCTTTACTCGTAACGGTAGAGTGAAGGCTGGATACGAGCCAAGGATTATGCTGAAAAACTTACAGTATTTAGATATGAAAGCTACCATCGATTCCTATATGAGTGGATATCACCATGACCGTCATGAATTACACCAATGGCTGAGACAAGTCATTCAAAAATAGAAACACGTGTTTCTATTTTTTTTGAAAAGAAAGGGAAAGATGATTACAAAAGAATCAAATCCAAATGATACAATTGTGTATTCTAAAAACAATTGTGTCAAGTGTAAGCAAACAAAAATGCTATTGACACGAGAAAACATTCCTTATATTGAAGTAAACATCGAAGAAAGCGGACAAATGGACGAATACATCGAACTGTTGAAAAAAGGAAAAGACGTCAAATTAGCAATGCCCGTGGTATACCCCAAGGTTGGAGAACCTTGGTCAGATTTTAGACCTGATCGAATCAAACAGTTAGGGAAGGATTTGACACATGGAAGTTAATTACGTATATGTGAGTCAGTATGATGGTGAACTAAATGTTACCACCCCAATCACCTTTCGAGAAGGTGTCATGCAACTTATTGTTGATATGACCTTGGCAGCCGAAAAAGAACTGTTTGATGCGAATACTCTAGCAAGTTTTTCTGAAGATGATGAAATCACGTACGAAAAAACTTTAAGTAATGGGCAACTATCAGTATATAAACTTCTAAATCGAGAAGAAGCCAACGCAGTCTATCAAAAAGGAAAACATTGTTATAGCGGAAAAGTCATTAAATTGTAACGGAACTGTAACAATACCGCGTAGCAAATTTGGTAGAAATGTGATATACTAATGGTATCAAAACGAAAGGAACGATCGAACGCGATCCAGAGAAATATGACACAAACGTGGAAAAAACTCGTTGCCAGTGGTGTGTTACTCGCATCACTCCAAGGTAGCGTGTTGACAGTATTTGCGGATGAATCCGCGGCACCTACCACTGAACAGGCGCCGAAAACAAAAGTTCAGAAATTATCGGAAGATGTAAATGCTTTGAAGGTCAATCAGGCGAGCATCCGACTTCAGTTAACTAATTTAAAAGGGAAAACTGACGCGAAAGCTCAGAAATTAAATATTCAAAGTCAATTAGACGCATGTGAGTTGAAGCTAAAAAATGCGGAAACCGAATTAAAAGCTGAACAGGACCGAGTTGCTGAAGAAGCCAGAAAAGCTGAAGAAGCCAAAAAGGCCGAAGAAGCTAAGAAAGCTGAAGAAGCCAAAAAAGCTGAAGCAGATCGTAAGAAAAACGAAGCCATTGCAACAGGGAAACCTGTAGTCAGTCATTATGTGCCAAACTACACACCGCATGCGAACTCATATCCATGGGGTCAGTGTACATGGGGTGCTAAGGTATTAGCACCGTGGGCTGGCGATTACTGGGGTAATGGTGGTCAGTGGGCCGCTAGCGCCGCAGCCGCAGGTTTCAAAACAGGTAATGCGCCAGTAGCTGGAGCACTCATTTCTTGGAACGACGGGGGTTATGGACATATTGCATTCGTAACAGACGTGCGTGAAGACGGAATGATTCAAGTGCTTGAAGCAAACTATGGCGGTAGTGCTTATGCTGCAAATCCTGCAGGTATTCAAAACTACCGCGGATGGTTCAATCCAGCATCGGGTGGAAGCTACACCTACATTTATCCGAAGAATTAGGAAATAGATATCTATTTCCTAATTTTTTTTGCATTTTTTGCATACGCAAAAAATGCTATTTAATGGGGCAAAGCCCCAATCCCCTCTCTCATCACGAAATCAAACTAAACAGGCATTGCGTACGCAATGCTGTAAAATGGGGCATAGCCCCAAACCCCATATTCTTCATGAACTAGTAGAAAGGAAAAACATGGAACACATAAACCAACAATTACAAAAAATTATCACTCTAACACCCTATCACTTAGGTGAACTCATCGAAACGATAGAACAAATTGAAGCTGAAATGCGTAACAATGAAGCGCACAAAAATATGACACAGCACCAAGACATCATCAAACATCTGGAACAAATCAAAGCACAAGCAAATATTATTCGCAGAGCTCGAAATACTTACGGCACAAATGATTTAGTTGCTGTAATGCGGTTGGAAATCGCTCAAAATCAATTGCAAAAGCTATTGTAACAACTAAATCAAGAAAGGCAAAACATGGACTACTATTACATCACTTATCACATTGACATCGAAGCCCTCCATCCAAACCGTCTGCTCGAACTCCTTAATAGTTACCGATTAGACATCCTCACAAAATACAAACAATTAACGGATATTTATTATAGCATCGAGGACGGGATATTATTTCAACATTGCACAACTGTCGAAAATCACAAAGTTTCAAAACCCTTCGACATGCTCCATTTGAACGACGACCGTTTCGGACAGTCTATCTTAGCCGATGTCACTTATGATCTTCTCGACAATTGGGATATCTTCCGTAACGATAGTTTATGTGCTATTGAAGCATTGCCCGACATTGTATATGATGTTTGTACCGCAGTTAGCACAATGAAAGAGAATTACGACGAAAAGCTAGATACACATCGAAGCGGTTGGTTGTATGGGCTCTACACAAACCGCGATGACGCTATTGCTACATGTCACCAACTATTTAACGATGGTTATTCGAGTGAAGTAACAATCACGTCGCCGAACAAACCACTCTTCCGATATTGAAAGGAAACCAATGAGACTAGCAAAATTTATCAAAAAACTTGACAACGGTGAAATCACCGACCTGAAGCCTTATATCGAAAAAGAAAAACTGGATATTCTGCTCGAAATTGCAGACCGAGGCTTGGAAGTAGACTATCTGTTACGACGAGGTGAAACCGAAGTAATTCGCACACTTATTCAAAACGGACATGCTTCTGAATATTATGATTTCTGGAAACATCATAGTGACAAAACCATTCGTGAAGAAATGGCCAAGAAGGGTCTCTTCCGTAATGAGTTTATCAAAGACGTAAACTATGAGGTTCGATTAGCAGCTGCAGGAAATGAACCGGAATATCTCATGAAGCTGGCTAATCGCACAGATTCCGAAAAAAGAGAAATAGCTAGACGATTCAGTCTAATGCCTGACTTGACAGTCAAAGAACTAGACTTCATTTTGCAATTTGAGTATGGCCGTTATAACAAACAAGCATTTCGTTTAAAACGTGAAGGATTGTTAAAAGAACCGACAGCCTTGGAGAAAACCTTGACCGTTACACAGCTTTTCACACTGGATAATGCACTCTGGACATTAGGCATATCGGCAGACAATATTCACCACATTTTAGATTATCATAAACACGCCAAGCAAAATGGTTGGGCTGAACAATTCAGCGGTCTATTAGATTTGATTGTTGCAAACAATTACGAATATAGTTACGGCATTTATAGTAACTACCTTAAAAAATTAGGAATAAAGGAATATTAAAACATGGCAACATTAAGAAAAATTAAAGACGCATCGACATCAAACACTTACACCATCACCGTCGAAAGGGGTGTCGACGTGATGAAAACAATCAACACCTATCAAACAACGTCACCTGAAACCGACATTATCGTGCAATTGCTTATTTACGCTCACAAAAATGATTGGTCAATCAGTCAATGGGACACCAAACAAGAGCTCATGTCTCAGTTAGAAAACCATCTAACTGAGGATGAAATCTTAGATGTCGACCTTGAGACCTTAAACGCAAATCTCGATGACTTGGTGTGTGAACTCGATAGCATTGCACCAATGGGTATAGAATACATTACTATTGAAAAGAACGGCGATAAATACGAACTAGATGTCACCTCTGACGATATTCGTAAAATCTTTCTCGACCTGATTTAGAAAGGAACCCACATGGACAAAGAACTAAACGTAGCACGCGTTTTAAAACAACTCGTTTATATCCTTGAAGACAACGATTTCGTGCTTTACTACGATAAACGCTTCGAATCACTCAAACCACAAATCGATGAGGGACACGACTATCTTTATCATGAATCCTATGATGGCCCATATAGCCCAATGACTTATTTACGATTCCGTGATAGTGAGTCAAAAACGGACTACAATCTGGATTATCGTGATACATTTACGCACACACTCCATTACTCAAAATATCTCTACCCAATGCCTCAAAACCCATTTAGTCAGAAAATGGAAACCTATCTGGATCCGTATAAAGTTTACTCCGAAACCGAAGCAAAAGAACTCGCAGAAAAAATCTATAATGAGTTGATGAATGTTAAAACCGTACAGAGTGCATCAAATTACCAACAAACAAAATACCGTGAATTCACCACACTCACAAAAGAGCCACCCACTAAAGAAACGTTAGCAGAACGCATCTATGAACAACTTGAACCGCATTACGGAACAGTATTCCTAGATGAACCTTTCTATCCAAGTGTTGAACCACTGGATGAAACCAAATGCACGATTTCGATCACACCTGACTTGCGAATTAAAGTGTCCGTGACATCTGAAGAATATCCACGTCGTGAACACACAATCCGACACGGCGTTCACATCCAGTATTGCGAATATGACGAAGATACACAAGAGCTTGTCGAATATGTCGGCGTGAAATACTCAACAGATAAAACCATCGAAAGCCCACTCGTGCTACATGCTACGATTCAAGAATTGCTTGATCGAATCGAGCTGGTGAAAAACTAGGAAGGAAACCCAAATGACATTATTTGAAATTTATTACCATGACCCTTGGCGCACGAGATCAACCTATGCTCGCCAATACATCACGACAAGTGCAGACGATGCAGCGCAATGGTTACTCGAACATCTCGACGAATGGTACGGAGACGATGACCAAGAAATCGATGACGTTATTGAACAAGGACTCGAACAAACCTTCAATTATATGACTATTGAAATGATTATCGTAAACGATGACGGAACAGTCAATTGGTAATAGAAAGGAAACTATGACAAAAATCATTCTAGCTTTTCCTTGCATGGGAAAGACATACTACGCACAAAATCATCCTGCAAAAGCTCTCGACCTTGAGAGCTCTGACTATTTCTTCAATAAAACGGGCTACGAACATCTGACATCCGAAGAATTTAAAGGAATTCCAAACCGTAAACCAAAGGAAAACGGTCTCGCGGATTACCTAAAAGCGATTGACGAAGCTGTTAAATCAGGAAAGTACGATTATGTGTTCACCGCACAAAACCCAGATATCGTCCACGGTATCATCGCACTCGGTTACGACGTACATTATTTGAAACCACTTCCAACGGAACAATCCGAAACAATTTTCAAACAACGAGCAAAAGACCGCGGAAATAATGATGCATGGATTGAAAGTACTGTCAAATTCTTAAAACCTTCACCGCTATCCATTTTCAGCGAAGATGAACTAAAACATGTATATGTGCATTTAGTGCCGTCAGAATTATATGTAACCGATGTGCTAGAGAAAGGAATTTTATGAATAAACAAGAAATGCCCACCATGTCCGATTTTGCAAAAATACAAAACAAAATATTCAACCTTCCTGAAAGAGGTGAATTATCTGACGGATATCATAGCTTCAACGAATTATATTACCATCGTATGATTTTGTTTTCAATCATTTGTAACCAAAATAAAACAATTTCGTGGAAATCGAAACTTCATGACGACGGGACAATGTTCGAAAACTATTTTATCGTGGGGATTAACACACCCGATGGACAATTCACGTATCATTATCATATCGACCACTGGGATAAATTCGACGTGATTGAATTGGAAACAGCGCCCCACTATGACGGTCATACACCAAATGACATCACGCGACTCTATAGCATTTTGACCAATTAATTAGAAAGGAACACCCATGATTACGCAAACAGAACTCGAAGAACTGATTCGTGAACATGGTCTAGCACCATACGTCTATATAAAAAGCGAAAAAGAGCAATTTAAAATCAATTTAATGAGCCACGCAAATTATATCACATGGCGTGAAAATCCGCATCAAACAGCTCTTTTGACCATTGCAAAAGATACAAACCACAAAAATATTATCAAGAAACTCAACCAAGCAAAACGTATGATCGACCAAGAACGCCTGCGTGTCTACGACGGCTTGACCGACATCTATAAACTTATTCTTGAAAAGCGTCAAGTTAAAAATTGCTACGAAAAGTTACTAACAGTACTCGAACAAGTACGTGACAATGACCAGTCTAATCCGTGGTTCTTAGTATTTGCCCAAAATCAAATTTATAAATTAATTCCCGATTTGGATATCACTAACGATGAAGCTAATATTCTAAAAGGAATTTCGGGTTATCGTTACCGTGAAGACACCCAGACGTCAATGACAGATCCGCTCTTAACAAACCAACAACGCACCTTCCACAAAGTTTCAGTTAACAAAACCAAACTCAACAAATTCATTCAATTCGTCAAAAACGAAATCGCAGAAATTGAACGATATACAAAATAGGAAGGAGCCCAAATGGGAAATATTATTGCCTCACAATTGAATCTAGATGGAGGACAGGCATTTACCGGAGCTATTGTTTTGTGTGCTTTACTTTCGACATGTGCGACGTATGCATTTATCAAAAACGGATTTAAAAAAGGTTTTCACCATGATGACATAATCATGAATATTTGCACAATAGTCTTTACTATTATGCTTATTATCGGTGCATACACATCAATTAACCATTCGCAAACACAGCAAAACGAATACAACGTCGTCAAACAGGCAACTAGCAAAGCGCCTTATTACAACCTCAAAAAAGATGGCGTGTTGATCGTCGCCGAAAAGAAATCTGATGCACCCTATTGGTTGGTTGATAACGTTGAAACTAAAATCATCAGTGAAGATAAAACGTCATATCAAGTTCAGTTCAAAGACCAATACGCACACATCAACAAAAAAGACCTAAATCGACGTCCTTCCGACGTTTCAACATCGGGATTCCCGTTTACCTCATGGTAAACGCGCTCAGTTCTCGTCTTCAATTCAAAGATTAATCAAAGGCGACTGCTCGAAAGCAATGACCTGCTTCGGGTAGAGACCCGATCTCAGTATATGTCTGAGCTTGGAAGTTTCACAAGAAGGAAGACACACGTTAAAAACACACATCGTCCGTCTCAAAGTCTCTTTATACTACGTAGAAAGAAGAGACTTCGTCTTGTGCAATAACGAAGGAGCGTCAGTCCCTCGGGTGTTACTGTCTTTTCCTTGACAATGAGTTTTTAGGTTAAATACCAAGCTAATCGCTCGGTTTCAATCGGTTGTTGAAGGAAGTCCTTCATTTGGTTATAGAAATCAGGAAAGTCCTGATTGAGTTGTGCTTGTTGGTAGCGACCCTTTTCAATATGTCCGATGAGAAAGGCCGAGTAGAGATCGCGTTGTACACCTGGATAGCTATCCGATAGGTCATAGGAGCGCGTGGAAAGAGGTTTCTTTTCAAAGGTTTGAGTAATGTGGTTGTATTGGCTTGGTTTCACCTCTTTTGGTGAAATGACTTCAAATTCAATACCAAGTTGGAAGGCTCTTGTTTCAAGAGCTGTTTTAAAGGCGCTTGGTGCAGCCCTAAAAATGGCTTTTCCAAAACGCTTTTTACTATAAGGTCGATTGGTCTTTGGATTGATGCGGATGTCCCGACTTCGTTTCTGGAGTCCTTTAACACCTAATTCTTCCATCTTAA